CAAACATATACACCAGATACTATGACAATTAATAGTGATAAACCAGTATTTAAAGATTGTTTAAAAGGATCTATCTGGGAAGGAACAACATTATATGATTTATATTCAAAAGCATATACTCCATGGGAATGGCACAAAGAATTAAAGGATTATTCTAATTCACTAGGTATGGATTTATTTTCTACACCTTTTGATCCATCAGCAGTAGATTTTCTAGAAACATTAGACGTACCGGCATATAAAATAGCTTCATTTGAAATTACTGACCACATCCTTATAAAACGTATTGCACAAACAAAAAAACCAGTTATTATCTCATCAGGTATGGCATCTTTATCTGAATTAAATGATGCTATATCATTATTGAGAGAAAATGGAACTACACAAATATGTATGTTAAAATGTACAAGCGCGTATCCTGCTGAACCCGATGATGCTAACTTAATTACTATAAAACATATGATGGACACATTCAATGTAGTTGGAGGATTATCAGATCATACATTAGGTATTGAAGTCCCAATTGCATCAGTTGTGTTAGGAGCAAGAGTAATTGAAAAACATTTTACTTTATCAAGAGAGTCTGGAAGTCCCGATGACGCCTTCTCTCTTATACCGAGTGAATTTAAACAAATGATAGATTCTGTAAGGATTGTTGAGAAAACGATAGGAAAAATAACATATGCTGGTGTAAATAGTGAAACTACGAGTAAAAATTTTCGACGTTCATTATTTGTTGTTGAAGATATTAAAAAAGGTGAGAAATTAACAGAAAAAAATGTTAGATCCATAAGACCTAGTTATGGATTACACACTAGATTTTATGATGAAGTAATTGGTAAAACTGCAAATAAAGATATCGAAAGAGGAACACCTCTTATTTGGAGTTTATTTTTTTAAACTATTTTTTTATTTTTATAGCAAATAATCCTGTATTTCTTAACCATGTTAAATTTATAGGATTTTCAATATCTATTAAAATTTTATCTATGTTATCTTTCATAAATGAAAAATACCATTTATTTGTTGTTACATTAGTTCTTGCTAAGGGATTAACTCCCATAGAATAATCATAACAATCATCTGATATTAATAAACCACCAGGTTTTAGTATACGCATACATTCAATCAACGCTTTTCGTAAATCATATAATTTGTTAAATGTATTTTTTTGATAAATTACATCAAAAGTATTATCATCGAATTTTGTATTATGAATATCACCTATTTTAACATAATTATTATCATTAGAAAATAAATCTAATCCGATAGTGTTAGGAAGATTAAATTTATCTCTTATATATACAATTTCATCTTTCCATCTATTACCAACTGATAAAATATTATATGTTTTATCAAAAGTATTAAATAGCACATGTTTTTCATTTGCAAAACGAGCGTTAAAATGACTATCTGGAGATACATTGTTTAAGTTACCTCCACTTTGAAGAGAGTATTTAATTTGAATTTCAAGCATACTTGTAACATCGTTTTTTTTTTTTAATGATTCCCAATTTGGTATATTATTATAATTATGTTCTATAATATCTTTATCAGAACTAATTTTTGGTTTATATCTATGCTCATTTTGTAGAATTCCTTTTAATACTTCTGTCACTAGTAATAAAGAATCTGTTTCTTCGTATTCAGTATGATAATCTGTTTTTAATAGTAATATTAATGTATCAAATATATCATTATGACCTTTTTTACAACTATCAATATCATAATTCTCTTTCATAATAAAATGAAAATCGTCTATATAATTAGCATCATATCTATCTAACCTAATATTTCTATTCAATAGAAGTTTGTCTAAGCAGTCTGTTATTTTTTCCATTCTATTTATATATTTATATTTATATTTATATTTATATTTATATTTATACGTAACAATTAATATATTTTTCTGTAAATTTATTTTTATTTGATTTTATTTTTTTACATCCTTGTTGAAACGGAAGCGTGGTACTTCCATATTGTAATTGTAATATTAATCTGGTTCCTTCTAAAACAGGCATTCCGCGGTGAAATCCATTAGTATTTTCTATTATAATAGTTCCTAAATCTCCTGTTAATATTTTTATATTATCTTTATAGTTATCTATTGCAAATTTATCTGTTAATCTTGTTGAAGGAGTATATCCAGATGGAATAATCATATTATTAAGTGATTTTTGTATATAACAATGAGGTCCATTATTAATATTAACATTAGTTAAATATATAAAAACTTTTAAAAAATTAATGTCATCGTAATCTTGATGAAATTGCTGTGTCCTTTCTGGATATTTATTCGTACAAGAATACCATAGATTTGTTTGACATAAAATAGGTTTACATCCTATATATTTTTGTGCTATTTTTAATAAATATGGGTCAGTTACTATATCTTGTACTTCTGATATAGATGCTATATCATTCTGGTTCTCCATCCAAAATGTTGAACTATTATTATATTTCACATTTTTTCCTAAAAATTCTTTACCTAAAATTCTATTATTATTATCAAAAGGTTTAAAATATTTATCTCCTAATTTTGAAATTATATTATTACATATTTTATTATCTATTTTAAAATCTGGAATAAATATACCTTTTTCTTTTAATTCTTTATCAAGTGTTTCACTATCAAAATTATCTATTTTATTATTTATCAATTTACTATATTCATTATTAAAATTATATAAATTCATTATTTTACCAATAGTTTGTGATATAAATTGCTGATATTTATATTTATTGATTATCCAGAGTTTTTCAAAATCTGTTATATTTTCATAAATTCCATCATTTCTTAAAAATAATTTTAAACAAAATTGTTTTGTTAAATTACTAATATAATTTTTGTGAGAATCTTTCTCTCCAAAAGTTTTAATAAATTCTTTACTGATTAAGTTATCACTATAAGTATTTAAAATATAGTCTTTCCATTTTCCATATGGTTCATGTTTTAATTTATGTAACTTAATTTCTTCTTCCTTTTCTAGTATTAATTTATTTTCGTTTGTTTCAATATATTCTATTTTAATATTATCTATTAATTCAAACACTTTTCCAAATAAATATTTAGATCTTGGCATATGCCAATTAGAAGTAATAATTATAACATTCTCTAAATTATTATCATTCAAATATTTTCCAATATTAATAGCCTCATCTACAGTATTATTATTTTCTATAAATTCTTTTTCAATTACTAAATTAGGATATTTATTTAGTAATTCTTTTTTAATTAAACTACAATGAGACATTTCTGAAAAACGAAATCCACCAGAAATAATAATTTTAGCATTATTATATTTATCATAAATTTCATAAAATTTTTGTAATCTCATGAGTGTACTATTAGACAATTTACCATTTACATCATTATCTCCTCCTAGTAAAATAATATACATTATAATTTATAAATATATATAAATCTTTAATTACTAATATCATATATATTATATTTTAAAATAATCAATAACTTTTTTGATTGCTTTTATGACATTATTTATATCTTCTTCAGTCATTAATGGAAATAATGGTAATGTAATTATTTGTTTATATATTTTTTCAGCAATAGGCATCATACCTTTGTATGTTTTTAAATTATTAATGTAGTAAGGGTGAAGATGAATAGGCATATAATGAACATTGACCCCTATTCCCTCTGATGTTAATGCTTTAAAAATTGTATCCCTATCTGCCTTTAAATTTTCTAATTTTAATTTAATTACATAAATATGATAAGCACTCTCGAACTTTTGAGTTAAGGGTACTAAATATGTATTTAATTCTTTTAATTGTTTATCATATATTTGTGCAATTTCATTTCTTCTAGATATAAAAGTGTTAATTTTTTTTAATTGACTTATACCTAGAGAACATAACAAATCAGGTATCCTATAATTATATCCTAAATCAACCATTTCATAATAATGACTTACAGATTTTTCTCTATCTTTATAATCTCTAGTTATACCATGAGTTAGAAACATTTTCATTCTTTTATAATATTTTTCATTATTAGTCACAGCCATACCACCTTCACAAGTTGTGATATTTTTTACAGGATGAAAACTAAATGTTGTAATATCAGCAAAAGATCCAATTTTCGATACCGTAGAAAGACAACCTAAAGAATGAGCAGCATCTTCAATTAATACTAAATTATATTTTTTTGCTATATTTATAATTTTATTATAATCACAAAGTTGTCCAGCAAAGTCCACTACTAATATAGCTTTAGTATTAGAATTAATTAGACCAACTATTTTATCTGGATCTATATTTAAAGTATCCTCTTCTATATCACAAAATACTGGTTTCACCCCACAATACAAAATAGCGTTAGAAGTTGCTACGAAACTCATACATGTAACTATTATTTCATCATCATTATTTAAATTTAATGCGTGTACTGCTAAATGAAGAGATGCAGTTCCACTATTAACAGCACAAGCATATTTAACACCACAATATTCTTTCACTTTATCTTCAAATTCTGTCACTTTTGGACCAGTAGTTAAATACTTATTTTCATTTATAACCTCTAATATTGCTTCTTTATCTGATTCATCAATAGTTTGTTTACCATAATTTAGTGTTTCTTTTCTTATAGGAGATCCTCCATATAAAGCCAGTTTATAATTTTCCATTATTATTTAATTTAAATAGTAATATTTATTTAAGTATTTATTTAAATAATAATATATAATGTTTAATTTTTGTGATTTTTTGAATTTATTTAATTATAATGAAAATATGGTAAATTTATATAAAGCTGATAATATTAATATTGATGAAATTGAATTAAGAAAATTGATAATATTATATTCAAATTCATAAATTATTTAAATAATAATAATATATAATAATATTATAATGTTTAATTTTTGTGATTTTTTGAATTTATTTAATTATTATGAAAATATAGTAAATTTTTATAAAGTAAATAATATTGATATGGAAGAATTAGAATTAAGAAAAATACTAATTTTATATTCAAATCTTAAATAACTAAAAAAATAAATAAATAATAATTATTATAAAAATATAATATTATCTGGTATGGTTGTATTCGCGAAAGAATATACTATATGATATTTTTGCTTTTTTATTTGATATTTCTTTCTCCATAAATCAGCTTCGAGTTTAGTTGATTTTTTTAGTATATCTTTATATTCACTTCTAAATTCCTTCTTTTCTTTGGATAATTCCTTTAAATTATTTTCTAAAAGTTTTAACTTTTCTATCTTTTTTTTTATGATTTGTGGTGCAGTTTTTTTATTTCCATATCTTCTAATCGCTGAACACCTTTGTTCAATTAAATTATGATCATAATAATATACCTGCTCTAATGGTATATTTGATTGAGGTGTATCATTACAACATGGACACTTACCATTAGAATTTACAGTTCTAAACCAGTTTATTATACATTTATCATGAAAAAAATGATTACAATTTAATTTATATATATTTTCATTTTCACCTATTATTTCTAAACAAATAGGACATAAGTGTTCAGTCATTTAATATATTCTGTATTTTTTTTATCCCATTTTGGACTCGCAATTCATTCATTTCTATATCTTTTACTAAAAACTTTATCAATGAACCAATATCTCTATTTGATTTACTAATTACTATTTCTTCTGGGTTTAGTTTATCTTTATACATTGTAAAGATTTCATATGATTTATCAAATAATTCTTTATAATTATCTGGAAATTTATATTTATCTTTAAATGCTTCAATTATTTCATCTACTGTATTATATTTTTTTATCATTTTCAATGCGGTTGTTGTACCTACTTTAGGCACATTAGGACAATAATCACATCCACATAGAATACTAAATTTAATAAATTGTTCTTCATTCAATTTTAATCCTTTAATAACATCTTCATAATATAATACAGAGATAATACCAGGACTTTTCATAGTTTTATCTATACAATTTCTAATTAATTTTGGACAACCATATACTAATGTATCCATATCTTCTGTTAATACATAATCCACATATCCTATTCTACATAATTCAGCCGCTATTGCTTCCCCTTCGCCTATATCTAAATGAATATATGATACACCCATTAGATTTAGTAGTTTTTTTACATCATTTACCATTTCTATCGTTAAACGAAT